CCATCGCATCGCGCCCGGTCTGTGAGTGCTCATGTACTGAGCCGCTGTCGTCTGTTTTCTTAAGACGACCAAAGCACGATGACAGATCCCTACCTAGACGCCTTGCTATCTCCGATAGCTGAACGCCTTCGCACTTCAGGCGCCACAGATCTGCGTGCTCGTCGGCGGTCCATTGGCGGCGGCCGGTAGTGACCCTTGTCTTTTTCATCGCATCACGTGCACGGTGACTACACCATTGCTGTAGGCGGTGCCGTGTGCTGTCTTTCTGGATTCTCCGGCAGGGGTTGCCTGGATGCGCATGGCGATAGCCGTGTCCTTTGCCGACATGGCCAGCCTGCGCTGCGCCGCGGCTCGCTTGTCGGCAGATAGTCTGGCCATTGTCTTGGCCTTCTCAGCCTCTTTGTACGTATCCGACTTGTAGAGCTTTCTCCCCTTGGCGTAGTTCGAGACTTGGTCTGTGGTCAGACCCATTTCGGCTGCCAGTACTTTCGTGCTGGTGTTCGGGTAGCGCAGGCGAAGCAAGGCATCTTCTGCTTTCGTCAGGAATCGAGGTTCAGCTTGCATTTTCAAGCTCCGCTAACAAGTCGCCGGTCATCCGGAGAGCGTTCTCAAGATTTCGAACTGCCTGTTGGTAGTAGCTTGACTTCAGCTCGATGCCGACGAACTTCCTCCCCATCTGCACCGCCACATGCCCTTCGCTCCCGATTCCTGCGAACGGGGACAGAACGACATCGCCAGGGTTGGTCCATAGCTCGATGCCGCGCCTGATGACCTCAAGCTGCAGCGGGCAGATGTGCCTCTCGTCGGCATGCTCGCGAGCAGACTGATACTGCAGCGTGTCTGATGGGTTGATGTCCATCCATACAGGGCTTGCGATCTTCTGCCAGTAGCTCACCGGGTAGTTGTCTGGCGTATGCGTCACGCGCTCATCTTGCTGGCCTGGTGCGCGCACGGTGATCAGGTAGTCCGGCAGACCTTGCCGGCACATCGACGCATTATCGCGCACCGACTTGTGCAGCAGCCCGATGGCCTTGGTGCGCTGCATCTGAGTGACAGGATCTTTCCAGATGACCACTTCGGAGTGGAAGATAAACCCTTGTGCCTGAAACGCTCGGATCATGTCGCCTCGGAAATCTTTCAGACCGACGTAGCCGTCCCGTTCCTTGCTCGCAGGGAACTGCATGCAGTGGAACGAAACGTTCCGGCCGGGTTTCATGACGCGCAGCAGCTCACGGACCATGAACCCGAAGTGCTCGAAAAATTCTTCTGTCGTTCGGCAGTTGCCCATGTCTCTAGGGCTGTTGCTGTACGTGTACAGGCTGGCGAATGGCGGGCTGAAGATGCTGTAATCAATCGATCTGGCCGGCAGCCCGGCGAGCGTCTCGACGCAATCGCCGTTGATGATGGTCCATCCTTCGCCGGATGCTTGGTCAATGCAGTTCATGCGATTTTCTCCATTGGATGCTGTTGAAGGCGCGCCGCACGCAATAGCTGCGGGCGATGCTGATTGCCGTGTAAATTGCGCCAATCGCCATGTTGTCGGACAGGCTTATGGCGATGCCGAAGGCCGGCATTATCGCCGCGTTGGCAATAAGCGATACTAACCGATCGCCACATTTGCCGCCGACTCAACGGCGCTCTGTGTTCTGGTCTGGCTCATGCTGATGTCGCCAAGAATGCAGGGATGGATACGCGATTGCCGGCGGCGTACTCGTTTGTGTTCTTGCGCGCTCCAAGAACCGAATCACGGACGGCGGCAAGTGTTTCAGAAGCCATCTTGGCTGCCATGTCCTGCGCCGCATCCTGCTTGCGCTTGATGTTGGCGACGACGGATCCATCCTGGTTGCTGGCGAATACATGGATATGAACCGGGCGCTTTTGGCCGAATCGCCATGATCGGCGGATGGCCTGGTAGAAGCCCTCGTAGCTGTCGTTGACGCCGACGAATGCTTGATTGGCGCAGTGCTGGAAATTCAGCCCCCATCCGCAGATCTTCTGCTTGCTGATGAGGACGCGATGTTGTCCAGCCGAGAACCCGACCATTCTCGCCTCCTTGATGTCGTTATCGTCGGAGCCGGCTACTTGCACAGACCCTGGAATTGCTTTTTCGAGCATGTCGCCTTCGTCGTTAAGGTCACACCAGACGATCCACGGGGCGCTGTCTGAATTGACCAGATCTGCGCACGCCTTGACACGCTGCGCCATGCTGTCGCGCCTTGCCTGCCGGCGCTCGGTGAGCGTCTGTGCTTCCATGGCGAACAAGCCATGCGCAGAGTTGTGCTCGATTTCGACCGTGTGCTGATGGATATTGAGCGGCGGGAGGTCGTAGGCTCTGGCGTCGTAGCCAAGATCCGCCGGGCTGCGAATCATGGCTCCCCACGATGCAACCCACCGCCAGAACACTTGCCTGGCATGGCCCTTCAGCCGCCAAACGCTTGTATCCCCGCCGTCGTGGACGAAGAATTCGGCCAGCATTTCAGCACGGCTGCGCACCCCGAGGAATTCCGCATGCGTTCCCAACTCCGTCCAGTCGTTCGGGCTCGGCGTCGCCGTGCAGCAGAGCTTGTACGGCGTGTGTCGGAATGCGGCTATGAGCAGCGCCAGCGTGCGGCTGGCGTGCGATTTGATGATGCTCGACTCGTCAAGAGCAACGCCTGAGAACTGCGACATATTGAACCTGTGCATGCGGTCGTAGTTGGTAATGTTGATGCCGGCCACCACGTCTTGAGCTTCGCGGCAGTGCGTTACTTTGGTTCCCATAATCCGGGCCTCTGAAACGAACTGCTGAGCGACGGCCAGCGGACACAGGATGATGACCGGCCTACCTGAGTGCGCCGTGACGGCATCTGCCCACGCGATGGCCATGCGCATCTTGCCCAGCCCGGTGTCGGCAAAAATTGCGGCTCGACCGCGGCGCAGAGCCCATGCGGTTAGGTCCCGCTGGTGCGGGAACAAATCGTAACCGCGCAATGGCGTGTCAATGCCAGCGGACGCGACGACGCCGATCTTGTTTCGGATGAACTTGGAGTAGGTCATGCCTGGTGGTTCCGTATCACGCCGTTTTCGATCCAGAACGCACCGACGGTATCCGGCAACTTGGTCGGCACCGCCTTGAGGGTGGCGAACAGCAGTGCGGTTTCGATCTCGCCATCTTCGGCAAGGCCATCAAGCCAGAACAGGATGTCTTCGCGGCCGGTCACGTCGAGCACATCCATGCGGTCAAGGACCAGCAGCTTGACGCCTGATATGTGGCTGATCGCTTCGGCAATCATCGCGTCTGCGCGCCACTTCTCTGACTCTGACAGTAGGTTGTAGGGCCGGCCGCCTCCGGTTATGGTCATGTCAGCATCGATGTCGACGCGCAGCCACTCGGTCATGTGCGACGACGACGCCAGTCGCTGGTTGATCGGTCCAAGCGCATCGGCGAGCATCTCGCCAGGTATCCCATTCGGCGCCAGGGCATCGGCTACCGCCTCCCACTTGGTGACGTCGACGTGATAGGCGCGGGCGGTGTCAGTGCGGCTGTCGGCAAGCAGCGCTGTTCGCTCGTCGTCTTCAAGCGTCTTGATGGCTTCCTTCAGCGCCACGCGCGACTTCTTCGCCTCGTCGACCTTCGCCCGGGCGGCGGCGATTTCCTCGGTCGTTGGCGCCGGGGCGGATTTCTGGTCGTCGATCTCGGCCAGGGCTTTTGCTGCTGCGTCGGCGTCTGCCAGGTCGCGCTTGTCGTTCGCGACCGATCTGGCGAGCAAGTCGCGAGCACTCTGATACTCGGCGAGCTTTCCGGGATCGGCCGGGGAGTCGACGACTGGCGGCGGCGTGAATTCGATCAGCGCGCCGTTGGCGTGGTCGTGCCGCAGCAGAGCGGAGCATGCCGGGCATTTGTAGGTTGGCTCGGTCGGAAGCTGCTTGCCTCCCTTGCTCATCTCGGCGTCGACTTTGTCCTGCAACTCCTTCAGTGCCGACTCGTCATGGCGCAGCTTGGCCTCGATGCGGGCGAACTTGCCGGCGCTCTCGCGAAGCCCTGACAGCCGCGCGCCTTGATCTGCCTGCGCCTTGGCCCGGCCCTGCATGTCGCCGATCTGGCGCACGCCGTCTTCGATCTTCTGCGCCAGCGTATCAACCTCGGCTCGGCGGGCCTTCAGATTCTCGGGATTGAATCCTGGCTTCGGCGCCACCCATGACGAGGCCTTGACGCTGCCGTAGGTTTCTCCGGTGACAGTGCGCCATGAGGCCTTGTTGTCACGTGCCTTGGCCTGCGCCTCCTTGTGCGCGGCGTCGAAGCCGGCCCGCAGGTGCGGGGAGATCATCTTGACCATCTCATGGTCGCAGCCCTTGTCGAGCAGGCGTTGCGTGACGGCGTCTCCGTCTGTGCGCAGGCCCATCAGGCCGAAGAGGAACGTGCGGCGCTCGTTGGCCGGAAGGCTGCTAAAGCGCTGTGCGTCGAGGACGTAGGGCAGGATGGCCGGCGGTCGCTCGTCGGTGTGTTCGTGGGCGCCGTTCGGCACGGTGATAGCGCTGCGGCCCCTGTCGTGATCGACCACGACATAGCCAACGGTCTGGCCTTCGGTGATGAGGGCCGGGTAATCCTTCTTCATGCTGACGCGCGACGCATCGCCGGTGAGCGCCATGCGAACCGCTTCGGCGATACTGCTCTTGCCGCTGTGGTTGCGCCCACAGATGAGCGTGACAGGTCGCGTCAGGCGGATGTCGACGTCGACGGCGCCGATGAAATTCTTGGCTTGGATGGCGGTGATTTTCATGGCGTCATGTCCTTGATGGCGAAATAGACGGCCATGCACGCCTTCACATCAGCCATGGCGCTGTGCGCGTTTTCCAGTTCAAGGCCAGTGAAGTGGCTGTAGGCTTCGGTCAGGTTGGCCGTCTTGTGGTGCGTTCTGCCGACCGCCAGCATGCGTTCAGTCGGAGGAAGCTTGCAGATCGGAGTTGCGAGCCTGGCTGTGCATTCGGCTTTCCCGGCTTTCCACTCGTCAGCCGCCAGGTCGCCGTAGCGCATCATGGCGATGCGGACAATTCGGGCGTCGAAGCTCTCGTTGTGGCCCACGCGCAGGTTGACGCCGCGCCACATTTCCAGGAACGCGCTCAGGGCGATGTCTTCCGGTATTCCGATATCGCCGGCCATCTCGGTGGTGATGCCGTGGATGGCAGATACCTCATCGGGGATCGTCCAGCCGTTCGGGCGAATCATCAGGTCCAGGCTCGACAGCACCTGGCGCGTTTCAGCGTCGACGACAGCTGCGGCGATCTGCACGATGTGCGGCTGGTGCGCCGCTTCCGATGGAGCTTTGAAATCCGGCAGGCCGGTCGTCTCGGTGTCGTAGAACAGAATGGGGTTCATGGCGGTTACTCGATGCCCATGCCGCCGCGCTCGCGGCGCTGTCGGGCGGGAGTCGCGCTCTGCATCGCTTCCTGCCTTTCAGCGGCGCGGATCGCGGCTTCTTCTTCGGGGTCTGGGCGCCAGTCGCCGACCGGCGCGGCTTTCTGGATTTCCTGCGGCACGGTCTGCGGTTGCTTCTGCTCGATCTGCGGCGCGTCGTGGATTTCGCCGGTGTCCTGGTCGACGGTCTGTGGAGCGTCGTCCGGCAGGATCGAATAGTCTCCGTCCATAGCGTCCGTGTGCTGGTCTTGTCCGGCGGACGCCATGGCGTCAAGCGCCGATGCGGTTTGAAATTCGACGGACAGCGGCAGGAACTTCGCCAGCCGGCGAATGACAGTCTTGCGCCCCATCTCGACGAAGTGCGCCGACCACGGGTTCGCCGATTCCTTCTTGTACTTCACCGCCTGCTGAAAGCCCTGCGATCCGTCGCGGATGGTCTCGACTTGATGCCGGCTCATAAACTCGAAGCAATGGCCGCCATCCTTCAGCTTGGCCACAGCGTAAAATCCGATGACTTCGCCGCGCTCGCCCATTGCTGGGGTGTGGTTCAGCTTCTCGTCCAGGCCATAGACCAGCTCGAAACGGTCTGCATCGCACACTTCATGCGCGGCGATGCTGACGATTTGACCGGACCGGCGCGCGAGGTCGATCAGGCCTTTGTATCCAATAATGACCTGAACTGAGTTGACCCAGCGCTCGCCGCCGTTGGCGTCCTTGCGCTTGGTGTTGAACGGCACCAGGTACGCGTGACCCAGCACGGTGTTGGGCTCCAAGCCCATCTGCGCGCATTGACCGATGGCACCTACCAGGCTTGCTACATCGCATTTTGCCAATGCCGGCGTGGTGGTCGCTGCGATCTGCGCGACCTTGAGCAGCCGTTCGGCGTTCAGGTGCTTAGGCAGCATCTTGGCGATTTCGCCGGCCTTCTGTTTGAGCAGGTAAGCGATCTGCTCTTTTGGCTTCATGTCGGCCAGGCGCTGCTGCTGTACTTCGCCCGTGGCTATGGCTTTGAGTGCTGATGTGGTCATGTCCTGTTCCTTACTTGATGAGCAGCGGACGTGCGCCCGGTGCGGTCTTGGTGAACTGCTTGATGTGTTCCTGCGACGGGTAAAGCGCCAGGCATGCGGCTTGCCAGTCGGTCTTGACAGAGTCCTTGTTGCTCTTCCAAGTGGCTATCCGCTGACCCTGATAGATCAGCGTCGAGGCGTGTCCCATGGCGCACTTGAGGCGGGTGGACATGAATTCGACGGCATCTTCTGCGGCCTTCAGAGCGTGCTTGTGGCGCTTCAGGCTGTCGCACATGGAAAACAGATCGTCATCCGCTTCCATGACGATTCCGCCGTCCTTGGCATACAGCCACTTCACATCGTCTGCCGTCTCTGGCGGTGGTGCGTCACGATCCTGAACGCGGCGCCAGAATTCGACCTCTTTCGCGCGGATGGCGGCGATAGTCTCTTCGTCGCGCTCGACAAAGTGGATGCGCAGATCGTCGATGCCGATGAGGGCTGCCACAATGGCACGGCGGCGCGGCTTGATCATTAGGCCGTGCATGACCTGAGCGGCGTAGTGGATCGGCACTTCGTCTGTGCCTGGCTCGCCCCATTCTTTCGCGGCGAACGGGTGCACGGTCTTGATTTCGCCGTTGTGCTGCTCGCCATCGATGAGTAGCTCAAGGTCAAGCTCACAGGCCAGGAACTTGTATTCTCGGTCTTGATAGCGAGCGCGTCTCGCGATGATCTGCACGTCGTGTCCGCAGCCCTGAAGCTCATCCACAAGCATTTCAACCACAATCGGTTCCCAGCGGTGCCCTCGGTCGAACACGCGCTGCTTGGCAGGCGTGATGTCATCGACGTACTCTCCGGTCTTTTCCTGATACAGGCGGAATTGGCTTTTCCATGGGCTGACGCCGAGGATTGCCGCAACATCGCTGCCGCCGATGAACTTTGTTCGGTCGTGCTTGTTGACGATCATCACAGCACCCCCAGCAGCGACCAGATCACGACTACCGCCAGGACGACGGCTATCGTCATCTCGACGATCACGTCGACGGTGTCGACGGTATCTGCGCTTTCCATGCTTTCGCCGGCTGCGTACTTGGCTGCGCAGTCGCGCCAGCGGCTTGCCTCGTCGCTGTAGCCCTGCTCTTCGCAGCGAGCGGAAACCTCCATGAGAGCATCCAGCTTTCGGTCGTTGTATTTGTTCATTACGTGTCCTTTTCGGATGGCGTCAGCCCAGCCGGCAGCGGGTGGGCGTAGCCGGAGAGGCCGTAGAGGTTACCGGTCGTCGTCAGCCCGGCCGTGCATCGGTACGCATCTCCAT